TTCCTTCAGATTCCACCTCACAGTGGACACCCTTGTCCTCAGCTCATGGTTCCAGCTACTATGGCCCATAGCGGACTTTCACCGCCTAGCTAATACCCATGCCGGGCGCACTAAACAAAACGGACTATGGAAGATTCCACGTCCGTTCGCATTCTTATTAACTTTCGTTGACCAAATAATCGATAAAATTGATGTTTAGCCAATTTAAAGTCCTGCCAATCAGTAAATCGCAAGAAAAAGTTTGCTGCAATCTGATATCGAGAAAACGTTTGATACTGTAATGTACTGCCATCAACACCAGGTACATCAAGATAGGAATTGTTAGCCACTGGAGTTGAATTATCTCCCAAGTAACGCAACCCTTGTACCTTATCAGCGATATTAAATTCTGGCTGATCACCAATCTTTAAGTATAATTGTGGATTTTGCACTTAGCAGTTCACCTCCTAATAACTCATAAAATCACTGATACGTTGGTCATTACCATAGTTTTGATAAAACTGTGCCCGCTTACGACGAGTGTTCATATCATTGCTACCTTGTGACAAAATAGCATCAATTTGTTGTTTATTTAACCCTGCAATTTGAGCCAAAATAGTAACAGCTTGTTTAAGATAATTATTCGTTTCACTTGCTGAATTAGATTGGGCGCTGCGACTACGGAGTCCACCAGTTCCACCACCATCAGCTTCCATCTTGTCAAGCGTTTGATCGATAAGGTTCAGTGCACGAGGGCGCTTGTTGAGATCCATTGGAATTATAGATTCTAGCTTATTACCCTCAGCGATAGGATAAAGGCCCTGTCGATTTACAAAACCGCCATAAGCCCAACCGTGGCCCATACCAACATTACCCCAGCCACCTTCGTCGCCATTTTCAAGAACGTGAATAGCAGTAATGATTTGATCATAACCACTAGCCTTATTCTTATGACGAGGTAAAGCATCAGCAGCCCAAGTACTTGCGGCAAATTGAAGTAAACCAAATGATTCATTACCGCCTGAATTCTTATCATGAATTTGTTGAGGAATTGTTGGATTACCATTAGATTCAGTTTCAATTTGTTTTAACAGTTTGCGAACTTTCCATTCAGCTGGCTCAAGTCCTAACTCATGAAAGGCACGAATAATATAGGGTCGCCAACGCGCAACACCTGCACCACCAGGATTAGCAGGTTCTGACATCAAATCTTTTAACACATTTGAAATACCTTTTGCAAAAGCTATGGCACTTGCTTTACCCAAGTCTGCAACAACTGGAACTTTTGAATCCCAGTTAGTAAACTTAAGCACTAACTTCTTAGCAGCTTCCTGTGGATGTTTATCAAATTCATCTGATAACTTTGACATTTCATCATCATTTAATGTCCCATCAGCATACTTATGAACACCAATTGAATTCATAAACTTATAAGTATTTTCACCACTAAGGACCTGTGTTCCTTTTGGCGCATTTGGAATTAAAGTATTACGATGTTGTGGTAACATAGCCTGTCCATTAGGGAATAACACTAATTCTTTCCAATGAGGACGAACCGAGTCATTAACAAGCATATGACCACCCGGATGTCCACCATTAGTACCGTTAGCATAAGAAATAGAAGATAATTTCTTGTCGCCGCCAAAACTACTAATAGTTGAGTTAATCCCACTAATACCTTTGTTCAAACGACCAATAATATCTTTCATTGCTGACTGCGCATATCCTGGAAGTTTGTTAAAGCCCTTACGAAAGTTACTTACAGCATCATCGATCCAACTATTCCAACCCTTTAGGAAAGAACTGCTGAATTTAGAACGAGCGCTTTGAATATCATCTAAATATCTATCAACAGAACGACTTGCCGATCCAAGATTACGACTTACAGGCCGATCTAAGCCAGACCAAGTACTTCTCCAATCGCGGTCAAATTCTCGTTTAAATGAACGTAATGCACGATCCATTGAACGAGTTTGACGATTAAATTCATTAACGAATCCAGACTTCTTACCACTCATCGCTTTGTTAGCAATATTAGCTTGCTGGGCGATAAGCATTCCAAATGGATTTTTATTGATTGTCTTAGTAAGACTGCTTATATCTGAATTTAATGCTGAAAAACCACTTTTCTTACCATTTAGGTTTTTTATGGACTTTTGAAGTGTATTAAAAGAACCTGCTAAAGACTTAATCGGTTTTGCTAATGATCGCCAATATTTAGCTGAATTTTTAACACTCTTATCCATTCTAGTTAAATAGGTAGTAACCTTTGAATTTTTGAAATCTCCAGCTAATTTCTTAATATACGTACCTATCTTTTGATTTTTTAAAGCATCGTTTAAATCAGCAAATCCATTCTTAGTGGCTTCAAGGCCATTTTTACCGACTAATGTTTTAGTTGCACTTTGCAGGATCTTGAATGATTTAGCTAATGATTTGATTGGACCATCAAATTTCTTCCAATCTTTAGTCGAAGATTTAATTTCTTTATCCAATTTATTTAGCGGCTTCGATAAACCGTTCTTATTAAGCGCCTTACCAAGATTATTAATATTCGTAGTCAGTGTTTTCCCGTGGGTCTTAACAGTACTATCAAGCTTAGGTAAATCACTGTTCAAAGCAGCGAAAGCGTCATTTTTTGCCATAGAGCTACTAAACTTAGATAAATACTTAAAGGCATCCCCAATTTTCTTAATCGGTTTAGCCACTTTTCCCCAATTACTTGAAGCACCTTTTAATTCAGCGTTCATATGACGGAGTTCGGAAGTTGGATCATTGCTTTTAATAACACTCTTTAATCCTTTTAGTGCCTTTTCGTATGAACCAATCTGAGCTGTCATAGCTTTTAAGTTTTGCACGTCAGACTTAGAGTAGCGAGTATTTCCCAAGGACTTAACTTTACTTTCTGATGTCGGCTTAGAAGTGCCCGCAGTAGAAGAACTTGATCGTTTACGAGTTGGCTTATGAATTGTTTCTTTCTGACGATTTTTCCCAAACCAGTCAAAGAATCCACGCCAATCATCTTTAACCCCTTTAATCATTGAACGAGCATCTCGGCCCATGTCAGATTTCCAGCGTTTCATGTGGCCTGTGCTTAGATCAACAACAGTATCCCACATTTCCTTTAAACCAGCATGAACATTTCTAGCAAAGAATTTTAATGTAGCAAATGCTGTATTAAACGTTCCACGTTCCCATCTGAAATATCCTGCTATAATTGGATGTTTCTTTTCAATCGCTGCAATCCAGTTATTATATTTTCGTGTAGCATCCTTAAAGTCCCATCCTATAGTAGCTACAAATCCACGAGGCTTATAGTTTTTAGTATAACTATTCCATCCCTTTTTAAATGAGTCGGTAGTTTTGTAAGCCCAATCCATTCCTAAAGATGCCAGTTGTCCTCCAAATGGACCAGCTAAATACCAGCCCACTCCACCAGCTATCGACTTACCAGCACTTTTATAACGATTTTGAGCTTTTGAATTGGTTAATCCACTATAGATATTCTTAGATAAGTCTAATGCTGTTAAAGCAGTCATGCTAATGTCTATAATTGACCCGAAAATCCCTGCTTTTTTGATTAGACCTGGTAAAGTCTTAAACTTACCTAGGAATCCCGTTGAAGTCTTAATCCCCGCTTTTTCGCCACCTTCTCTTCCAAACTCTGGAAGAGCATTAGAGAACCAACGAGAAATTTTAGAGGACTTAGTTTCATCCAAATAAGGCCTAATTTGAACATCTTTTTCGGCTTTTGTGATTTTGCTTGTGGCATCTCTTGTTTTATTAAGAGGCTCTGCTGAATTACCAATGGCTGATTCTCCACCCGAAACTAAATTATGTTCTTTCCAAAGAGCAATATTTTCTTCTAGCTCTTTATTTTCAAGCTTAATTTTGTCATTTTCTTTGTCAATTCGAAATAAGCTCAAGAAATCTTGCTTTAAGGCGCTTAAACCATTAACAGTTCCCTTAAGAATCTTAAAGGCAGTAACAAGGCCAACTACTCCACCTGTAACTTCTCCCAAAATTTTAGGTATATCTATAGAGTGCTGTTTCCATCCAAAAGTCTTTTCAGTAAAGATAGTAACTGCACGTCCAACATTCAACAATGCACTGGATACAAAACCGGCAACCTTAAAGACAGCGGAAAATCCTTGAGTAAATCCACCAATAAAAGAAAAAATTGATTTCGAATTTCTACTAATTACACGCCCCATGTTCGATATACTATCGCTAAAGTCACTAATAGCCTTTTGACCATCTTTAGAACCAACCCAATCACTCATAGCCTTTGCTACATCGTTGACAACTGGAAGAAGTTTATTTCCAAGATTAATTGCAATATCTTGAATATTCATTTTTAACTTCTTCATTTCCATTTGGGTTGATTGCATATTTTTAGTAGCTAATTGATGAACATAGCCATTTCCTTTTTCGGCTTTCTTAACATTTTCTGTTAAAGTTTCAAGATTCTTGTTACCCTTAGCCATACTATCCATTGATTGAGCCAAGATAGTACCAGCTTGTTGACCAGTTGTACCAAATAACGCCTTAAAGAAAGCACCTTTGTCAGCCTTACCAAGTTCTTTTGTGTGGTCATTGATTAACTTGAAGATATCAGACATTGACTTTAAGGAACCATCTTTTTTCTTAAAGTCATCAATGCTTAATCCAACTTTTTGCAAAGCAGCCTGCGCGCTATCAGTGGGTGCCAAAATACTATTAATAACTTTACGCAACCCGGTACCAGCCTTAGATGCTTCAACACCAGAATTCGATAGGATACCAATAGCAGCAGATGTTTCTTCAACGCTAAAGCCAGCCTGACTAGCACTTGCTGAAACATAACTCATGGCTAAACCTAAATCTTTGAATGAGGTTGCAGTCATATCTGCCGAATATGCCATCGAGTTAACAACCCGACTAGTGTTTTTCATTTGTTCTCCAGCAGTTTTTCCTTGTAAACCAAAGGCATCTAGAACTTGTGATGAACTTTGAACTACATCATTAAAGTCATCTCCCGAAGCACGTGCCGCTTCAAGCATTGACTTCATTGAACCTAATGCTGATTCAGATGTATAACCACGTTTTACCAATTCAGTATATTGATCAGCAATTTCTTTTTGCGAAAATCCATACTCTTTTGAATATTTACTTGCGTCACGTTGCATTTGACCAACTGTTTTAGTAACATCTGATACTTTTTCACCACCAGTTACTAACAAATTCTTTGTAGTAACCCATTGTGCCTGTAGTTCTGAGGACATTTGAACGGATTTACCTACTGCAGCTCCAAAAGGTATCATTGCCATTGATGCAGCAGCAAATCCTCCACGAACAGATTGTGCCCACGCTCGAGTATGTGATGTGGCTCTTTGTGCGTTTGCACTAAGATTATTCATAGCACGACTTAAACGAGAGACGCCACCATCGGTAATACTTCGTTCTGCACGAGAAATTTCATTTAGAGAAGCTTTCACTTTATATGATGTAGCAATCTGTTTTGCCATTGCACTATCAGCTTCATTGATTTTTTCGCGAAGTGAAGTCAATGTTCCAACTTTTCGCTTATATTCAGCCGTTTCTTGTTGCCCAGCATTCTTCATTTTCTGAACAGCAGAACTAGTTAACCGATATTGCTTCTGTAATCTCGAAATTTCAGAAGATAGTCGTCTACTTTCTGATACTTCTGCCTTATATTGACTAGAAAGTGTCATATGCTGAGCTTTATACGATTCTATTTGAGCTTTTGTAACCTTAAATGCGTTGCCCTCTGACTTAAGCTCATTAATATAACTCGTCATTACGTTTTTAACGTTTTGGGTGGCTTGTCGTGATTGATTAAGTCCCGTATTATACTGAGCAATAATTGTTTTAGCTTGGGCCTGTTGCTTGCTTAATCGATTAATTTGATGTTGATAATTTTCAATGTTACGCACTAATTTAGCATATTGCTTTTCAGTAGAATCGTTTGCCGATCCGGTTGCTTTAATTTCATTTTCTCTTGCTGTGGTAACTTCTTTCAGTTCACTTCGAAGTTCCTGTTGCATACGCTTATATGTCTCAATCAATCGCTGAGACTCTTGGATTTTGTAATTATAAGCGGAAACTGTGCCTTCACCACGTTGAATTGTTTCAAATCCAGCTCGCATTTCAGCTTTCATAGCACTAGCGGCAGACTTCATTTGTCGTAGAGTAGGAACAACCCCACGATCTTGCATATCAACAGCAAATGTATAACCTTCAATTACAGCCATGTATTAACCTCCTTTCCTCAAAACGTATTAGAAAGTAAAAGCGTCCGAGCCAACTAATGTTAACGGGTCTTGCGGACGCTCTTTTCTTGATCTTGCATTTTGTGCAGACATCATATCGCTGAATGAAGAGTTGTAGAATTCTCCTGGCAATATTCCATTCTGCATGGCCTGTTGTGCCATATAATCAATATCTTCTGTTAGATTATCCAAATCTAGTAATAATCTGCGAAACTTTATTTTGGGTCCTCTTTAGTAGCGGCTTTTACAGCACGTTCCATACGTTCTTGCATTGCCCGAACACTAGGCGTATTCATACCAGTGAAGTCATTAACTGCCTTAGAATAGAAATCAAACAAATCACTATATGACATATTTTCAAGCTTTTTACTATCTTCTTTATTAAGATCCAATAGCTTAGCAACTTGCTTAACTACTTCATCAGTAATCACTTCGTTGTAATCAGCAAAGGTAGTATTCTCATCCTTTTCATCCAAAGAATCAATTCGCTTGTAAATTGCTTTCATCCCTGCGTTGATCTTCTTAATATTAGTCATTGAATCCATAACTGTCATATCCTTGCCAAGGACATTAGCTGACTTTAATGTTGCGGTTTTTGCCATTTTAAAACTCCTTTTTATGTACTACTTACGTCTCACTTTCACTCGTCTCTGTCTTTTCCTTAAATTGTAGTTGAACTACCGTCTGGCTTAATTACTTCTGTGGGTTCCCCACTAGCTTGTGGGGTAATTATTTTCCCGCGCCAGCAGCCTTTTCACCATCTGTTCGAACATCAACAGCTTGTCCACCATGTAATGATGGATCAGTAGTCCCATCATGATCAGATGTCACAAACTTCTGTCCTGGGAATACAGTGTCAAAAAGCTTAACTCTATCAAATCCGTCTTGACCAGCCCGAGCAAATCCATAGTTTTTCCCATTAAATCCTGCATACCCCATAGAAGTGAACGTTAAGGTATCACTTTCACGAGTTTCAGCAGTATCGGTGTTAGTCTGAACATTTTGGGTTGTTTCTGTAAACACCCCAAGCCCGAAGCTGTAATAAACATCTTCAAGTGTAATTGGCGATTGAGAAACAATAATTAATGCACCATAAGTTGGTGCATCTGAATCAACCCAAACTCCATTTGATAATTTCACTCGGCCCAAAAGCTTTTGTTTTACTTCTGGATTAATCAAATTTGCAGTAATCGCAACTGTTGGTGAAGATGGTGGATTAGAAATATCTACCACTTCATTGTTCCCATTAATCTTTGTTGGTGTTCCAGATAAGTTAGAAATATTAGCTGTCTGAGCACCTAAGTTCATATGACTCTTATTGGTGTCAATTGCGAAGACACCAGTTTCTGAAAGGCCCTTAACTGCATCAACAATAGTGGTTCCATCTTCATTTTTTGCTGCAACATAGAGCATTTTCAAACCAATGTTAGCCATTAAACGTTTCCTCCTCTTCTTTATAATTAAATTTCAATGTATTAGTTATGTTTTCATCATCAGGGGTCATTACGTGACCTGCGTTTAGATAGCGTCGAATTCCATATCCATGCAAAAAGGACTCAACCGATTTCTCGATTAAGCCCATATCTCCTTCAAAATTGATTGGATAATAAAACATAATAGAAACTCTCCTAATGGTAGACAAAATAATATCATTTCCCATATTTCGTTGCCCATCGGAGTCTTCTGATACAACTAAAATTACGTTTGTATTATCAACGTTTTCGTTATCAATTTTATATGCACAAATGTTGTTATCAATGATGCCAACAAGCTTATCCAGATTGTCGCTTAGCAAGCCAACTATTTTTGCAACAGGTGTCATAGTTCAGCCATCTTCTTATTGATAAAGTCATGTGCTTTGCTTGCCATAGCTTTACCCATTTCAGCATCACAGTTTCGCCCAATCGTGGCAATAAAATCATGCCAATCAGCAGGCTTAGCAATACCATAAGGACCACCATACTGGTTACGTGGTTTCCAGCCATCGTTTAAAAAACGGGCAATATAAGCTTTCTTTCCTTTTTTTGAAAACCCAATCTCCGTACAATACCCCTTAGGGTTGACACTTTAAATAATAAAAGTGTAAATCCTAGGGGGTGTTTTGTGTTTCTAGTTATTCCACAACAGAAAAATTAAAGCTATTAAGTAAGTATC